ACCGAATCTGAATTCGAGAAGTATGGACCCTATCAATTCCACCATTGCTAAACTATATAGAATGTTGCTCATGCTTTTGTTAGGCATTTCGTTTCCCCTATTGGTAATTGAACACCACCCAAAACACTGCACCCAAGAAAGACAGAATTGAAATGATAATTAGAGCCGCGCATATTGTTAGTACGAACCCAAGTTTAGTAGACTTCATTTCATTTCCTCAGTTGATGGAATCTTCTTCCCATTGAACCCCATAACTTCAATGCGTCTTCTGAATAAAGTTCTTCATATATTATTTTTTTGCATGAAGTGTTCATCAAAAGTTTTACGCAATGAATACAAGGGGAGGCAGTAGTGAAACAGGAGTCTATAGAATTGACGTCCCCGCATTGCAACAAAGCATTCTGTTCTGCATGTATAGCCAAACAAAGATCCAAGTCTTTTCCCGAAGGACTATTTGCTCCAATACATCTATAGGGATATGTTATTTCTATTTTTCCTGTCTTCCAAGATTCTTCTAAATGTTCTTCATTACAATGACGCGAACCTTTACAAACCCCGTTATATCCTGTTGACAATATGTGCCCCTCCTTATCTATAAGAACACATCCCACAGCTCGTCTCAAACAAGTTCCACGTTTAGAAACTACTCGAGCAATTTCTAAATAGTATTCTTCTTTACCCAATCTTCCATTCATCTTCCTTCTCCTTAAAAATGAAGTTATAATCGTTTATGAATAGGTGAAGACTTCCAATCCACATACTGAAAATCCCAGGCTTAACTTTTTTCCAATAGGGATTCCGTTCTTTTAATTTTTCTAGTACCCAAAAAAGTAATCGTATCGTCATATAAACATCGTCTCTGAAATGTCTGTATAAGTCGCAAGAACGAATTGCATAGTGAATATGAAGATATCCCGATCGATGGGTAAACAAGTATCCCAGGGAGCAAGGGATTCTATCCCCGTGAATAGCTCCTGTGTCTTCTGGGAAAAAGATAGGCAGATAGGCTTGCCTAGTGTTCGGCTCCCTTTCAAGTAGACTAACAAGATCATTCAGATCCCCATATTCAAATCGCAATCCTTTCAATCTTTCCCCCTCTAAAGTTCGGGGCCAATATCTTTCCATGTATGTATGGCTGAACTTCCCCTCGAATCTTCGGGAGTGGTCTGCTTTATTAGACCAAGGCCAGGACTTCCAAGTTTCCCCGGGGTTTAAAGGAATCCCCCCAACACGTTCTTCAAAGTGATCGTCTGCCCAAGGAAGATTGGGGCCTATTTCTTTTCGATAGATTTCTAATCTAGTACGAACAGTTGGGAATTGTAGATAGGTGCTGTAAACTTCTCGCATCCTAGAACCAGGTAGCTTTTTTAAATCATACCCTTGCCACTTCTCAGTCTGTATTTCATAGGATAGATTTTTAAAATCCAGAAAAGTCTTTTGGATAGCTTCTTTTGAATTCGGATAGTAGTTCATTTCTCCCTCCTGAAAACTACAATGGTTTGATAGTATGGAATCTTTACTTCGGGGAATCTTAGATTGTAGGTGTTCATAAATAAGGTCCTTGGATAATGAGGCAATAGAATTATCCCTTTGAGTTTGAATTCTGTATCGCGGAGGATAACTTCAATCAGACTTTTATGTAGCAGATCTGATTTCTTATTCCGTATCTGATCCTTTACCCCTATGACAAGATGGGATCCCTTCTTACATAGATCGTAGCACTCCGAATAGATTTTCCCTAACGTATCAAAATAGGATTCTCCCTTCTCGAATGCTATGTTCGGCTTCTCTCTATTGTAATCATACAATCCTCCTTTCATAGCTTTTTGAGATTGGTCCCCCCAGTATGGGGGATTGTTGACAATGAGTTCGATCCCTTTTCTTCTAACTAATTTCTTAATCTTCCGAGCATCCCCCTCAATGATAGTACCCTTCGGGGATTTTTTTCCGTATAAAGATTGAGCCGCTTCAACATTCGCTTCCGTTACTTCTGTGAATTCCAATTCAATTCCTATAGAATTTCTCCCTTGGAGGATTGCTTCCACCATGGTAGTTCCGGACCCAACTGTTGGATCCAAAACCCAATCCCCTTCGTCAGTAAATTTCTGAATAGCCCATCGAGCAATATGAAGAGGCGTCTTAGCTGGATGTCCTGCCTTCTCTTTAGTTGAAGCTAATTCTTTTTTTGAGTAATAATCCCTCCTTTCATGTTTATTGTAATAGGATCCGTCTGATCTTTTCAACACCCCTTTGAAAAATTTCTTGCAATACTTACAAGAGCAATGATAATCCCTCGGGAGTGTTTTTAATCTTTCCATGTGTATTTCTTCTAGAATCATTTCTTTCTCCTTAGTTCACAAGTTTTATACATCCAACAATTCCGACAGGCTTTCTTTTGAGACCGGTATCCAACATTCTCACAATACCATTTCTTAGCATTGTCAATGTGGGGATCCGGGGGGAGCATTCTCTTCCCACTAGCTTCGAATGTTTTTTTTTGTATGTAACTTGCTATCTGCCGAGCTACATATCTATTGAATTGAATGGGCATGGCCTTCCCTGTCTGCTTAACCAAGTCAATATTTTTGTCGTGGTTCCATCTGCCCCGTCTGTCCAACTTAGTCCCGTAGAAAATAAAATCATCGGGGAATCCCTGGATCCTAGCTCGCTCTCGTATGGAATAGGGTAGGTTGGTCTTATTATGTATGGCTGGGGAGCCACCATCCATCACGTGCGCGTGTTTTTTCCAATGCCCTTTGTAAGTCCCCGGCCTAGTTTTGATCGTGCCGTCCTCAGCGTGGTAGGGGAGGACACGTCCACCGCCCTCATTCTTGAAGTAATCCCTTAGTTCCCTCCAAGTAGCCCTGTCCCCTCTCTTTAGAAGATGCTGCCCTTTGGCTGCTAACTCCTTCAAGACATGTTTGTCGTGGTTGGGAAGGGACCCGTATTTTCTAACTATGTCACCTATCACGTCTTCAACAGTTAGAAGATTTTCTTTTTCCCCTGGGATGAACGCCCATCTTTCTTTTTTCAGGGAACCCAGCATGAACATTCTCTTCCTATTCTTCTGGATGTTGCCGTAGTTATAATTTGAAACCCATTCCGGGAATAGATCGTACTCCTCTAAAATCTCTGCGTATTTTTCCATTGGGAAAGCAATTAGGCTCTTGGGAAGATCGTCCATGACGAAAAACCTGGGACGAAGCTCTGCGATTGTTTTCACAAATAGAGGAATATCGGTAGGATCCGAAACTCGTTCCCTATTAACTTGGTTCAACTGACTGAAGTTTCCACATTCAGGATGCCCCAATGCTAGATCAATCCTTTTTCTATACGGTTTTATAACTTCCGAATACCCTTCGTTCCTCCCAACTAAGTAGAAAGGAACTCCGGGAAAATTTTCCTCGAATGTATTGTGCCCCTCTTCATCCCTCTTAAAATAATACTTCCTCCAATCACAATTGAATTGAATTCCGAATCCCGCTTGACGAGCTCCTACTAACATGGAACCAATCCCGCAAGTAATCCCCGCCGCTTTCAGTTGTTTACTCATTTTCTTCTATCCTCTTCAGGCAGATTTGATATTTCCTAGCATATTCCCTTTCCATTTCTTCAGCAGTAAACCCCGCGGAATTTACAATGTTCCCCCAAAATTGAAGGATGTCTATTATCTCCTCCCTTAGTTTTTGATGATTGATTCTCTTAGTTGTTTTCTTCCAAGGCTTCCAGTTTATCTCGTCCAGAACTTCTGTAGCTTCTACTATCAAAGCCAGAAGGTTTTCTTTAATAGACGCCTCTCACCCATTCCTATCCATGGGGTTACCCATCTTTTGATTCAATAGTTGTTGTTTATTGAGTAAAGTTTTGATCTGCACGTTCACACCTCGCTTTTTCTAGTTCATAAAAAACGTCACATAAGTAACGGACCCACTTCAAACTCCCCTGTTCAAGAACTAAGGGATGTTTGAGAGCTTTCTTTTTCCTGTTCAAAATTTCCTTTGGAATTATATCCGAGAAAATTTCTTTCAGGAATTTCTTTTCCTTTCTTTCCTCCCAGGATAAACCCAAGGCCATACCAATGACTCTATGACTTAGGAAGGGACAACGGAGTTCTATCGTATTAGCCATGTTCAGTTTATCTAACCGGGGAAGGTGATAGTAAACTAGTTCCTGAAAGATATCTGAATACTGACTATCGTATTCTAAAATTCTTTTATATCCTCCAAACAATTCATCTGCTCCATCCCCTGAAAGAACTACCTGAAATCCTTTTTCCTTGATTCCTTCCGCTAGTTGATATTGGTTAATCATTGAACCTAGGTCCACAGGGGATTCGTTATAATATAAAATTTCAGAAAGAGCGGATACCCTATTCTCTAACTTCACAACAGGGATATCTGAAGGGATGTCTAGATAGTTTAGAAATTCTTCCTCTCCGTTATTACTATGAAAGCAAGTAATGTTATGAGTGAGGTTGGAAGCTATCTTGTAGATGATACTGGAATCTAATCCCCCCGATAGAAGAAGGGAGATAGGAACATCAGAAGCATCCAATCTATCAAACACGGCCTGCTCTATTGCTGGTCGTATCAATCTCTTATTCTTATTAACTTCTATTGTTCCTCCAGGATATCCTCTTGGATTTCCGATCTCCCCCGTTTTTAAATCTATCAGTAAACAAACCCCCGGATCTAATTTATAAACTCCTCTATAGGGGGTTTCGATACTTAAAGGGTACCCCCATTTCTTAATAGAAGAAAAATAGAGGGGATTGAAAATTTCTTTTAAGTTTTTCAAATCCCAATATCCACTCATTAAATTGGCTAAAGGTTTTATCTCAGAGGATATGGTAAGTTCGGCTCCTCTTCCACAGTAGTAGAGGGGCTTCTTTCCCAATGGATCTATAAAAACCCAAGCCCTACGGTCTTTAACAAAAATTGCTGACCACATTCCCTCAAAAAAACTGAACGCTCTTTCCCCATACTTAACCCAGTATTCGGCTAGGACTTCTATATCCGATTCAGCTTGATTGTTTAATCCTTCATAATTGTAAATTTCTCCCACGAAAAGAATCGTCCATCCTTTATATTCATAGGGCTGATCGAATTTCTTATCCAGTCCAACAATGGGGAGGCGAACATGTCCCAGGTACGCCCCATCTACTTCTTTGGAACTGCTCCGAATTCCTCTGTGGGAAATTGCTTTATTCATATCATCTACTATTCCGGGAAGCATTGTAAAATTTAATCCGCACATGTTAGAAAAGCCCTCCGCGTTCTTGAAGAAATCCTAGGATAGTGTAGTTGAATAGATCCATCTTCGTATCAGTTTTCCTTTCTCCAACTTTATCTTCTACGCCTTGAAGTAAATTTTCCAAGCGGAAGATTTTATCAATCCCCCTTACAATTATCCCCAAGGACCCACACCAGATAAGAGAACCAGCTCCATAGGTATGATGTTTCTTAAGAAGAAGTTCAATACATTCTTTTTCTCTGGAGTGGAAGCTGGGACGAATCGTTTCAAAGATATTCTCCCACCAAGGAATCCCCATCCTCGATTTCCAACCTGAACTCAAATCCTGGTAGGCGACAAGATATTTCCCTTTCATATAGTTAATGAATTCCTTGTCCTCAAAAATGGGGATATCTTTTCTTAGAGGTAAAGCTAGTAGTTTTTCTAAATAATTCTGATTTATCATTTTGAAACTCCGTAGTGTTTTTTGAACATTTCTAAAAAATCCGATTGCTCTGCGTCTTTCTTTTGAAGAATTTTCATAATAACTTCATCAGTTGTTCCTCGAGCTACTATGTGGAGGATGTCTACGAACTTACTTTTTTGGCCATTCCTCCACACTCTTCTATTCAACTGTTCATAGGTTTCTAGGTTCAAGGGGATTGTATACCAGACAACAGTCCTCCCCGATCCTTCTTGGAGATTAAGTCCGTGGGCTATTATTTCAGACTGACCAAAGAGGACTTCTATTTCCCCCCTATTCCATCTGTCTTCAATCTTCACCCCCTCTTTTGGTTTTGTTTTATTACTATAGAATACTGCATTGGGGAAATTTTCTTTCAGAAGTTCCATCTCATGATTAAATTCAAAAGCTATTAGAACAGGGGAACCCTGAAGCTCTTCGATAATTTCTCTGACCTCCTCCACTTTTTCTTCGTGTATGTTTATTCGTTTTTTATTTTCCCCGTAGATACATCCCCCAACGTATTGACGAAGTTTACTCATAAGACCTACTGAGGAAATAGCAACGACTTCGTCTTCTTCAAGTTGAAGGACAAATTCTTTTTCCAACTCCCTATAGTTCTCCATGATGTCGCTACTAAGTTCTACAGTTCTAGTGACATCCATTCTCTCCGGCATCCCATCTATCATTTCATCCCCGTAACTAGCGACGAAAGATTTTATTTTCTTAGTTATTTTCTTCTCTGAATCTTCATAGGGTTTCCAGTCATACCCCATGTAACCGGACGGATAGAAGTAGGTTGTTAGAAAGTGGGTGATATATTTTCCCAGGGATAAACCCCCATCTAAAAAATAAATCTGACCAAAGATATCTTTTAGTTTATTAGGACAAGGAGTCCCCGTCATAATTACTTTCTTATCAAATCGTCTTCTAAGAGTTTTTAGAATTTTGAATCTTTTTGTTTTGGTGTTTTTGATTTTACTACTCTCGTCTATTGCTACCATAGAAATTTTTCTTGGATGGGGAGCGTTGTATTCCTTCAGGATCCAGGGGAGAGATTCGTAGTTAGTGATAAGGATATCATTTTCCGGATCATTCCAAATTTCCTCCCTGTTCTTACCATAAAGAATTCCATATCTAATCCCCTTATCGAGGAGTCCCCATTTTTTTATTTCCTTAGGCCATGTGCTTATAGCAATCCTGAGTTTGGCAACTACCAGAAGTTGATCTACTTCCCCTTTCTTTTTTAGATCCTTGTAGGCTTCCAAAACAATTCGGGTCTTACCCAATCCAGGTTTCAAAAATAAAGCAAAATAATCTTTTGATTTTATTTTCTTAATACATTTTTTTTGATAATCTCGGATTGGAGGCACTTCTTTCTTTTTCAAAGATTTGGATCGCTTCGTTTTTATCTCCGCAGACATAGACTTTCTCCCTTCTTACTCTTAAATAGTTGTGAATGTACTTTTGAAGTTTTCTTGGTTCAATGTTTTTATTCCGTTTGAATTCAATCCAGATGTATCTACTGTCTCCAACGGAAACCAATCTATCCGGCCATCCTCTTTTATGTATTTTCAAAGGACGAATCCCAGTTCTCTTTTCTACATAGTCGCAGAAAGAATTTTCTATTGATTCTTCGAGGGGATCTAATATGCCTTGCATGGTCCGCCCTCCTTAGAAGAAAAGGAACAGTATTTACAATATTCATTGACAGTAGGTTTGAATTCCTTTTCTTCCTCTATTACATCTATTCTAGCTTTCAACAACTTCTTTGCTTTGGGCAGTTGCTTTCTGGTCATGTTACTACTGAGGAATAAGTCCTCATTGTCAAAGTACCACATTTCTACGTTTACATTCTTAGCTTCTGGGAAATGACAGAACGCTAATATGGAATACATATTGGCTTGGTCTTTATGGGAGTCATACATCCTGCCCATCTTATGATCTATTATAGTAACAAGATCCCCGTCCTTAACTAAGACATCCGCTTTCCCTCTTATCCATACATTATTCCAATCGTCGTAAGTAGTAGGTTTCCAATCCCGTGTTATAGCTATATCTTTTTCTACTTCTACATCCATATACTTGTAGAACAATCCCTCTCTTAAACTTTTCAATTCTTCCTTGTAGGCTTTCAGTTCCTTTGGGAAGCCTTTAATATCCCCGAGGATGAAATGCTCTGCTTTGGAATGTAATAATATCCCCCTCTGTGCGGAATAACTTTCTTCCTCGGGGAGTTTCAATAGGAATTTGCACTTATACTGAAAAGCGCATTTTTCAAAGCAAGTTATTCTTGAATATGAAGTTGCGAATTTTTTAGCCATTTTCATGTATCTCCTCTTGTATTGCTTTTTCATTATCTATTACATTTTCCTTTCTTTTAGTTAGAGTGGGGGAAAAAGGATCTAGTGCCTCGCAATAGTCTAGGCATTCGCAGTCTGGGTGAATACACTTTTCACTAGCCATTTTCATATATCTCCTCTATCCTTTCTTTCATTCCTTTATTGCATTCACAAGCATAACGCATATTGCTATAAATCATCCTCTCCAGCGCTGCTTCCCTAGCTGTAACGGCCTCACCCTTATACCTTTCATTTTCCAAAACATCTAAAAGTTCTGCAAACATCAATTCAATACTGAATCCCATCTTACACCTCCTTAGTCTTTGTATCTAATCGCACTACCCCAACTCTTCTTGCCTATCTTCCCATCAGAAATAAGAGGAACATCCAACTCAATTGAGTCCATAGCTTCTTTCATCTTTTTCATTTCCTCCTTCTCCCTGCCCTTCTCGCAGCACACAACGATTTCATCGTACACTTGTAGAACTATGCGACTTTCTTTTGAAAGAGATTTATTAACTCTAATCATTGCTTCTTTAGTAATGTCTGCAGCACTACCTTGAATGAGATAGTTCATCATCTTGTAGTAGAAGTCCCTACCATGCTTAGGTTTTTCTGCATAGTATTGCCTACCGCCCCAAGTATAAATTGGTTCCCCTTTCCTCGTATGGAGTGTTAGAGTACGGTTCAATTCCCTTACTCCGGGGAGAGCTTTCAGATGGGCAGCTAACAACTCTTTTGCTTCCTCTTCTGTCCCTTGTATTTGATTAGCTGTCCCAGGCACTCCCATCCCATACACCACGCCGAAGTTTACAATCTTAACGTGCTTCCTTTTATAGTCATGCCCCGAAGCATCCAGAATTAAATCGTGGACTAGGGCATGGGCATCCATAGTGGGGTCGTTCAGATAGGCCTGATACAATGTTCCCTCTTCGTAGTGGGCCAGTATCCTCAGTTCTTGTTGGCTATAGTCCCGAATTAAAAATGAACATCCCTCGTCGGGGATAAGGTAGTCGCGCATACTTAGCAGCAACGGATCCTCTTGATTCCGAGGGACGTTCAAAAAGTTTGGATGAGTGCTACTGGGACGACCTGTTCTGGTGCCAAACACTTTACCATGCTCGTCCGGTGTCCTCACCTGATTGAAGGAGGGATAAACTCTTCCATTGAATTCTTCAGCAGATTTAATCCAAGGCAAACAAAAAGTTGAAATATAAGTTTGGAGGATGCTGTATCTACTTAATTCCTGAACTAACTTTTTGTCACTACATCCTTTGATTAAATTTTCTTTAGAGGTACTTTTCTGACCCCTAGGAAATGTTTCACTAGGCTTAGTGTAATACCAAACTTTGATTTTCTTATTTCTATCGAGAGCTTCTGCAAGCTGTTTTCCGCTTTCAATATCCAACTCTTTTGTTTTCAATCTTTTTCTTATCCAATCCGCTCTTACAATGTTAGCCCTTATCGCCGCATTGGTATCCCTTTTTAACTTAGGCAAAGCGATCCGAATCCCCTTGGTAGACATATCCTCGAAAAGGGGAAGACATTTCTTTTCCCTTTCGTATGCTTCTTCCATTCCTATTTCTTTTATCTTGGGGTAATAGAATTCAAAGAGCTTTTCTGTTCGGATCGTATCCCCCCGAGCATATTTCCCCACTAATTTCCCAGGCGCTTCAGCTATGTGTGCAGCCCAGGGGTTTTTCTTTGTTTCCTTTTCCCCCTTGTAGATATGTTTCAGGATCCAATCCCTCAGTTCGTCCTGTTCCTCCGGGGGCATATCCAAATACTTATCCGCTAGGGGTTTAAGACTTAGTGAGGACTCACGAGGATCAAACAAGTAAGCTAGGAACAAAGTGTCATGAAATTCTTTTGGCAGGGGAATTTTTAAATGGACAGAAGCAACGTACATATCAAACGCTGCGTTATGAAACACCGGAATAGATTCTTTGAAAATTTTTCTTAAGATTCCAGTAGCTTCTTTCTTTGTAGAATTATTCCCGGAGGGATGTCCCCAGGATAGATACCTATGCCTTCCGTTAATTTTTACTGACACTCCCACAGGTACAGGGGGATAGACAGGTCTGAATTGAATTCTCTTTGTTTCAAAGTCAACAGGAATAATCTTTTTCATTTTATTTTCCTCTACTTAGACCAGATTTCATTTGAAGAGATTTTGGCTAATCTTTGCTTGAGTCTATTGATGAAACTCTTCCTCTTTCTTTTTTGGGATTCTTTTTCAAGAAGAATTCTTAATTCCTCTTTTTCTAATTTCATTATTTCACTATTGAAATCCACCCAACTCATTTCTAAAATATCTTTTTCCATTTCCTGTCCCCTTGCTGCATAAGTAATAAGAAAACTTAACCCCCCAGAGCGGGGGGCAAAGTCTTGTATTTTCTAACGTGAGAATTTACTTTTCCCCCTCTTCTTTTTGACAGAGGATTTCTTCTTAGGGGCAGGGGCTTTCTTCTTCCTGGTACTCCTCTTTCGAGTAAACGCCTCCTTGGCTTCTTTGTATCCTGTAATATCGTAAGGTTGAAGTAGAATTTCCTCCGTCCCCTCGACTTTCTGAAGAATCTTTTCCAAGTGGTCTTCATTAGTAATTTCTTCCAGAAGAGTGAACTCCAATTTTTCCCAGTCACAGTCCTCATCAAAAGTGATTCGAGTAATTCCTGCACATGTAGGAATCTTCTTAACTTTCAGAAGACCGTTCACATAGTCATCAAAGTTTCTTTTCGTAGTAGTGGGAGTCCTGAGGGATACCACTTCTATATCGTCCACTTTATTGTCAAGGTCCGCAGCAGAAATCAAAACCAGTCTTTGATGATTACCACATGCTTTCCCTTTGCCAGTTGAAGAACTTCCGTAAGCGTTCTGATCGCATTCCTTACAAGTTTCAGATTGAATTTCTGGGGAATCCTCGTGGGGATCATTTCCTTTCCGCCTAAAGGAACAGCGAAACATGCTGGAGGGGCGGGATTTTCTGGATCATAGGGGAGATCAAAGTAGCTGTTTTCATATCCGAAGTTAAGGATAACACAGTCTAAAACATCCCCCAAGTCAGTATCCTGATAAGTAAAACTTCCTCCCTTGATAGAAAGAGAACTTCTTGTAGAACTTTCAGCGCGGGCACTTTGTTCCTCTACTTGCTTTTGAAGTCTTTCCCTATAACTTACAAGGGCAGTAGATTTTTTCTTGGTTCCACGTTCCTTCTTTACTACGCTTTTCTTTTTCACAGCCATTTTATAAACTCCTTTAGATCCAGATATGAAATTTTCGTTCCTATTCTATTTTCAAGTTCCCGAATGAAGGGACTGTCGATTCTTGAATAGATTTCCTTCAGTAGTTCTTTGTCACTCAGATTCCTTGCAATCACCTCCTCTATTTCACTCACGACTATACCTCCGATTTTTTCTTTTTGAGATTTAAAGAAATCATTCGGCTAGCACTAACCCCGGGGATTTCTTTTCCCTCTTTCAACCGAAGTCGGAAAGCTGTTGTATTAACTTTCTTAATCAGTAGATCGTATTCCTTACTCTTTTTCACAAAGTTCATAAAGTCTACGAAATTATCGAGCTTTGGATAAACTTTTCTTTGAATTTCACATGATCCACTTTTTCCAGTAGCTCCTTCGAGCTTCATGCTTTTTAGTTCCTGTAACATTTCCGCCTTTTTAAGATCTAAGGTTTCCTCCATTTTTTTAATCTTATCCGTTACCTTCTTGACTTCCTTTTTTTGGAGATCAATTTTATTCTGAAGGAGAATTAAACTGTCTACCTTCCGTCCGGATATCGATTTGGCCATTATTTTTCCTCCTTTCATTTTCAATTTGAATCTGGGATTCGGACCAATGGATATACAAGTCCTCGCTGTCCTTTCGGGAGTCCAAATATTCCTGAGCTCTTTCCAGGGATTTGAATTGACATAGCGTGATATCCTTGTCCCTATCCTTTGACTTACGTTTGTAAAACTTAACGATGTACATCTTTAAATACCCCCTCAAAAAAATCCCCCTACCAATAAGGGAAGGGGGTTTCGGTTTTAAGAAACAGAAATGAACTTCTTCTTCAAGTCGTAGTGAATATATAACCACTGACCACCATTTTCCAAGAAACTACCTACAGTCTTATTTTTCCTGTAAAGTTCAAACATCCGATGAGAGATAGTTCCTTCCCTCTTTGGATTTCCCTTCACCAGGATCTTAATCTTGGCAGTCCTGCTGATAGCAGACTTTCGTCCCTTTGAAGAAGTTGCTGCCTTTTTTGCAGGAGCAGTCTCCTTCGGAGCGGCTTTCTTAGTAGTCGCTTTCTTTGTAGGAGCAGTTTTCTTCGGAGCGGCTTTTTTTGCGGGAGCCTTCTTCTTGGAAGTTGCCTTCTTGGTTACAGCTTTCTTGATTGTGGATTTTTTGTTCATGGTAATGTACTCCTTCTTTTCGTTTGAAAGTAATTCCCCATATAAATTCTGAGGAATATTTTTGACGCACTTACTTGCATACTCCTTTATTAACTTCTTATCTTTTACATGATACCCCCTTTTGGTTTCTGTAATCTTTAAATCCCGGAATATTAAATCCCGAGTCGTAGAATAGAGTTTGACAAGTTCTTGCTCATAACTCCAATCCTTCCCTGTAACTTCAGTCAAAAACTGTTGGAGCTTGTTATGCCCCATTTCACAGATCAGCCTACACAACCCCAGAGCATAGAAATTTCCAGAATCTTTTTCTGCAAAAATGGGGAGCTCGAACCCCAAGTCCTCGAAGTAAGTTTTTATCATCTCCACGTTAGTCATAAGGATACCAACCAGTCACCCCATACAAGAACGACAAACGTAAGGGCTGCGAACAACATTGCCCACCCCAGAATGACAGCTACAAAGCCCGCCAACCAACTATCCGATTCTGGTGATTTCATTTCCATCGCCCCTCTTATTAGCCCGAGCCTGGATTCCGTTTTTTCCTCCCTTTGCTATCCATGCCCCTACTATCCGGGGGTTTCCCCATGAATTTATCGGAGCTTGGTGATAGAGAAATTCAGCATATGAAAACAATCGTCCCTGATTTACAGTATCAGCAATCACAGCCGCTTCTACAAAGTTATTGCTGAGGATAGCTGTTAAGAAACTTCCAGGAGCAGCTCCCTGCTCTATGTAACGACGCATTCCTTCCTGCATGTGCTCGGGCAGTAGTTTGTAATTCAAATCAGTCATGATGCTTCTCCTTTTTTGATTGCTCAATATTGTTTTATCTCAAAATACTTTTACGAATTTCTATCATGTTTCTAATGATAGGTTCCGCCGTAGCCATAGCTTCCAACAGGATTTCCAATGGGTCCTTTTGATCGTTGATTACTGAGGTCCAGTAGACAAGATAGGTGTTCCGGGAAGGATGCTGCACAGAAAAATCCTTGAAGCTCCTTCCCCCCCTTTTCTGGATGGCTCATATAGTTGAGTGTATTTTCCACAGCGGATCTTTCTACTTCAAGATGCTTGGCTATGGTCTGAGTGTTGAGGGTGCCGGATACATTGTTGGTACGAATATAATCCATTATTCTCTTTTTGAGATTTTTATTGGCTGGGTTAATTACTTTCTTCATTTTCTTCTCCTTTTATTCACAGTCATAGTTTGAAATGAACAGAGCTACGATCGTTCCGTTCCTTCGTTGAAGTAAGTAAACGTCCCCGGGTCCGTTGGGATAATCCACAAAAACAAAAGCACTATCCCCCTGAGCTTCCCTGCTAATACTTAGATCGATGCCCTCTAGGGTATCACCCAGCATCTTATAGGCAACATCAAAGTCAGCAGTATGAAAATTGAACCGGGTATTTTCATCTAGAAATTTTTGTATTTTTTTCACAGTATTCCCTCCCGACTTCCCGTCCTCATTGCTTTCTTGATTTCATTCAGATCCTGAATCATTTCCTGCATTGTATAGGTCTTAGATTTTTTGATTTCTTCTATACGATCCAGAGTGGTGTACTCCTCCACTTCCCTTTTCACATCCTTCCAATATTTACCGGAATATGACTCAATATCCTCTTTAGAACAATCTGCAACAGTCCGAACAATTTCATGGGGTAGGGTAGGATATGCTTTGCGTATCTTTACCATGTTTATCATTCTTTCTGCTACTACTTCTAACAGGTCACTTCTGGTTAGATTGTAGTTGTCTTTCATCACCGAGAAGTTCCGGCCGATCTTATCCCCTTCTCCAGCTACTTTCACATCGCAATTAGACCACGCTCGCCAGTGATTTTCAGGACGTGAGTTCTCCCATGCTCCATCGCTAATTTGACCTACGATTTCGCCTTCAAAAAGTATTTTCTGATTTTCATTTCTCAGAGTTAGTGTTGCAGTCATGATGTATCTCCTTTTGATTAGTAACGCGAAGCGCACTCCGAACGAAGAACGCTTTGAGCTACCGGCTCACGTGTCACCTGTTACGTGGGATTTCTGTTTACAACGTAACAGCGCAAGCCATTCGCTCGGTGGGATAGTAGCTATCCGGCATGATCGGAACTAATAAGCTCCCCCGTATACATCCCAGCAGTTATCGCATGGTAACGATCTGACACTGGATACAGGTTTCCCCCACCCTCCCGAGTATAGCGCCGGGTTCGCTTCAGGACTGCAGATATTTCAGTGGTGGCTGCCGTAGCTATTTCTTGTCCCCTTTCCGCAGTTATCACGCTTGGTGATCTGGCACGTAACGGATGGACGCCACCCCTACTTCGGGTCATTGTCCTCACCTTAGTTGCCTGTAGGTTTGGTTCTGTCGGTGTCTCACGACTGCATCCCTCCTACATTCCCTTCGGTGGCTTCCTTATGCACGATATCCCTTACCTTGCTTTTTGGAAGACTGGGGCAGTTTTTACGCTGTGGTAAACTGGCACCCCTGAACTACAGGACTATTGTCCCATAGTTAGAAAATAAAGTAAATATTTAATTATAACTCTAAGTTATTGATTTTTAACGAATTTAGATTTTTTTCCCTTCATAAACACTAGCGAGCCCTCATAATTGGCGCATCTTTGCCCGTGGCTGGCTTTCTCCCAGTGCTTACAGTTACGCAGTGCATATAAGCGCTTTGAGCCAGTGCTTGTTTTAGTCATAGCTAGTTGAGGAAATCCAAAACGTCTTAAGCTCTTGCTCATCGCAATGTTGCTTGTCCTTTTCTCTCCGTTGTAATCATACAGCTTGACGATTTCCTCAATAGTAAATAAGTCCCGATCTATAGGAGAACGGTCAAAGCGTAAAAGGGAGTCAGGATCCACCCGCATAGATTCCAAGAACATGTCAATATCGCTCATACTAATGAGCCGCATATTTTCTTTTGATCTTGTTTCAGGGGAGGGGTCGAGAGGATAGAAATCTTTTAGATTAACTCTATGCAGTAAGTGATAAAACAAAGCCGCTGGTCCGTCCCCATTTTTCCATTCATTTAATCTGCGATAGAAATCCAACGATAATTTTTCATTTGGTACTTCGCACACGGCAACTCTTCTATCACTTTGTTCTACGAACCAAGCATCGGGTCTGTTTGAATTTAAGTAGTAGTTGATACAATCTCGGATGATATGCTGAGGCTGGAATTTCACGTTCACTGTTATCTTAGTTCTTGTGATCATCCTTTTTATTCTGTCCGCTTCCTTCCGACTGTTGCTCCCTGTTATTTCCTCCCCCATGATAAACTGTTTCCCAACGCACCACTCATTGAACTGACTGTGTAAATCTTCCTCCCCGACTTCTTGGTAATTTTCTCCGTAGATCTTACTCATGATTTCCCCAATAAAACTTTTTCCTGTTCCGTGTATTCTTCCATGCACTAGAACGCAGGTATAAAGTTTCGTCCCGGGATATTGTATGGGGTAGGCCAGCCATTTCATAAACCATTCTTTAAATCCCTTTTCCTTACTAAAGAGAAATTCCAACAGTTCGTCCCAGAGTTTTATGTTTCCTCTTTTCGGCTCGCAACCCCAACCTTTCCAAGAGTTGATATAGTTTTTCCCTGGGATGATTAAATCCTTGCCCGGTTCATAAACTAATTTTCTATGAACTCTTCGGCACGGCCACTTCATCCACTCCGAAGCTGCATTCAATTTTTTTAGTTTGTTATCTATCTCCACTGTTATATGACGATCGGAGTAAATCGTTCCTACGAGAATTTCTTTGTTGGTGAGGATCCCTGTTTTGAATTGGAATATGGAAGGCGGTTCCTCAAGGACAGCTATTTCTTCGTTAAGGTCCCAGAGCTTTGAGCTTAGAATATACTCTTCTGATTCTAGTTCCTCAAGTTCTTCAGGACCGTTTTCAATTAGGAAATCATCAAGGCCTACTTTTTCTCCGTCTGGTCCCGGCGGTAGGAATCTGATGTATACGATGGCGCCCAGGTTAGTTAGTTCTTTAGCTAGTGTGGACAGAGCCATTGAGACGTTTGGATTATCTTTCAGGTCGCTGTCAAAGATAAGTTCTACGTTTCTATTTTCCCACTGGATTTTATAGAAGTCTTCTATTAAGGATTTTCTTTTCTTCTTACTTCTAAAGGACCACACTCCTCCGAGTCCTATTGTAGCCAACCCTTCCTCACAGGCTTTAGCGGCTTTCTTTTCCCCTTCTGTTATTATTAGTGGGGTATCAACATCTTTGAGGATTTCTTTCCAGCTTAACAAAGGAGGGAAGTATAGGTGGGGGTCTGTATTCTCAGGTTGTGAATAACGGATCTTCTTCCCCGCTCCTGCAAAGGAAGAAGGTTGTTCTAAATATCTGACACGGAAAAAGCTACTGACTTTTCCTGTTATTTCAAAGTAGGGAATCTTATATGCAGTTAAAGACTTCCCAGTTATTTTTTTCGTTTCCTCTTGTTTAAGACTTTTTAATTTTAGTTTTTTAATATGTTCTTTTCTTAGACCACTTTTTTCTAAGTCCCTTATGACTAATTTCTGAATATTCCTCATTTCCTCTTCTCCTTTCTATAAAAGATTCAGCAAGTCCACTCGGAGGAAAAGGAGAAGAGAACCCCCGAGTAAACTTGCCGAACCAAACCGGATATTTCGCTATTGCTCCTCCTCAAAAATACAATGGCCTATTGTAAACGCCTCCCCACTAGCACACACGCATAAAGTGTTAGTCTAAGCCCTTGATCCTACAGCTATTGAAATAAAGCCCTTAGTGCAGCAACACTGGGGCCGTAGACTAACTATTTATTGAGGGGGTTTTTTGCTGTTTTTGGGGGTAAACCGGGTTGAATAAGGGTAAAAACTAAAAAAAGAAAGGGTAAAACTAAAAAAAGAAATGGGGAAAACAGGGGGTAATTGCAGCTTTTTGCATTTCTATAAATTAACGCTTTACAAAAAAACGGGTCGATTTGGGGAAGTTACCCCTGTAAAACAGCCAAAAAGAGGGTGGAAATTGGAGAAAAGAGCTTGGAAAAGGGCAAAAATAACCCACAATATAATTGTTCTTATTATCTATAAACTTAATGATATCAGGAACTTAGTTTTTTTGGGTATACGCTTTTTTTACGCTTTTTTTAAAACCGTAACCAGCTAAGTTGCTGATTTTTATCGTTAGTTACGAGTTACGGTTTTACTACGCTTTTTTGCATAGGTCTTTAGAGAATAACTTAGGGTAACAATTCCCCCTACCCCCCTAAAAAAGCGTAGAAAAAGCGTAACTCGTAAACTTCCCTTTGAGATCAACAACTTACTGGGTTACGCTTTTTAAAAAACCGTAGAAAAGCGTATACTAAAATTACACAAATGTCCCACCCTAGCTGCACTATGCAGGACGAGCGCCCCATTGTGCAGGCTAGTATAATTCCTCTATGGACTCAACAACTTCCAACGCTGTCGTGGCCTCGCTCCCAGTTATTAACGGGGAAAAGATTTATAACGAGATCATGAAGGAAGTTCGGGAAGTAGAAAAGCTCAAAAAGGAAATTCTGAAAGCTGAGAACACAAGGCGCAAGCCAACATGCGTTGTGGATACGTTGTCACGGAATAAGTCCTGCCTTCTTTTTTCAAAGTATCGTTTAGAAATCCTTTTTAGGATCCTAGATAAAGTTGTTCCCAATGTCTCCTCCATTCGGATTGAGGACTTAACAGATGGCAAGGGGAAAACAAAAGATCTTACGGACGAGCAACTTCTTGCAGCAGTTAAGACGGGACGTGAGTTGGAAAAGGCTTTGTCCAAATCGGTTCCTACTAAGAAAGCCCGGGCCCGGAAGAAAAAGTTATGAGGAATAAATCCATCATATCCCTTTCTGTTGAAGCTGCTGAAGAGTTGCTTATGCGAAAAGAACTTCGGAAGCATCTTTATCCCTTTGTTATTCGATCCTTTGAAACAATTAACCCCGGAACTCCCTTTCTAAATAACTGGCATATACAATACATCTGTGAATATATTGAAGCGGCGTTTAAAGGAGATATTGGACGCAACCTAATCATAAACGTTCCTCCCCGTAATCTTAAGTCTATTATTTGTACAGTCGCATTCCCCGCTTGGGCACTGGGGAGCGATCCTTCTGAACAGATTATGGCAGCTTCTTATTCTTCTAAGTTATCTACTAAGCATTCAGTTGACTGCCGTCTTATTATGGAGTCCGGTTGGTATAGAGTTCTATATCCTGAGACAAGGATTGCTAATGATCAAAATGAAAAATCAAAATATCAAACAACAAAGCGTGGTCACCGCATAGCTACATCCGTCGGAGGAACGGCTACGGGAGAAGGAGGAAACATTCTTATTCTTGATGACCCGATGAATCCTAAGGAAGCGTTATCCGATACTGAACGAGACGGGGTGAATACTTGGATCGATCAGACTTGGTCCTCACGTATGAATTCCAAGGACGGTATGAATTTGATTATTATGCAGCGGCTACATGAGGACGACCCCACTGGGCACGTCCTGGCTGAGGAACTTGATTATCAACATATCGTAGTTCCTGAAGAAGCAACTTCTGAAACTCGTCTTATATCATTCCCCGTTTCTAAAATTAAAATGAAAAGAGATTTAGGAGAATTACTCCACGAAGAAAGATTCGATTCAAAATACATCGATCTACAAAAAAGAAAACTCGGTTCCTATGGGTATGCGGGGCAGTACCAACAAAACCCCGTTCCTGCTGAGGGCGGCATGTTCAAAGAAAATTGGTGGCAGTATTATGATTCTCTACCAATTGTTCCTGATGAAGTCCTGCAGTCCTGGGATATGACGTTCAAAAAAACAGAGGACGGAAGTTTCGTAGTGGGGCAAGTATGGTTGAGGAAGGGAGCTAACAAGTATCTAGTCGATCAGGTTCGAGACAGGATGGATTTCCCAGAAACTGTGCGTGAGTTTATTCGGTTGACTAATAGATACCCCGAGGCCCTCAGGAAGTTGGTGGAGGACAAAGCTAACGGGTCCGCTATTATTGATTCTCTGAGGGATAGAATTTCTGGAATAATCCCCGTCAGGGTTGAAGAAAGTAAACCGGCTCGGGCTGCTGCATATGCAATAGAAGTAGAAGCCGGGAACATCTATCTTCCTGATCCTGTTATATACCCTGAAAAAAAGCAGATGGTAGAAGAATTCATAGAGGAACATTCCCGATGTCCGAAAGGAAAATACTGGGATCAAATTGATTCCGCTTCTCAAGCTATTAAGCATATGAGTAATTTGATTACGACGGATTTGTTCAATGTTGAAAACATAGTGGTCGGGGATGCGCCCGCCGCATTACAAGAGGGTTCCCCATGGGCATAAGAAGTGCCATATCCAACGCCATTGCCAGATTTGCTAGTAAACCTAGCAAAATAAGTGCTGAGCTTTCCGTCACCGATATAGGTTCTATCAGCGGAATTAAGTTTACTCAGTACAACCCATCCGACTTGGTGGGCACTAAGGGGCTAGAAGAATTTGACAAGATGCGCCTTGACGATCAAGTCAAAGGTTCTATGATGTTAAAAAAGAATGCAGTAACGGCATCGGGCTGGGAAGTAGTGTCGCCAGATAGTGCTCCAGCGGATTGGGAAGTGACACGGTTCGTTGAACACGTATTCAAAACCATCAAGGGTACATTGGAGCACGACATATCAGAAATTCTTAGCTCCCTTGACTATGGTTACTCTATCACTGAGAAGATATTTGATTTTATCCCCTCCGGTGAGTTTGCCGGACTATTGGGGCTTCGGGAACTAAAGACCAGGAAGCCCCATTCTTTTTCTCTAAAGAGCGATAGCCACGGCAACCTTACCGGCATCATTCAGAGCCAGAATTTCAGGGATGTTTTACTTCCTGTTGAGAAGTTTGTAGTTCTGTCCAATAACTTCGAATTCAGTAACTGGTATGGCACTAGCGATCTTGAAGCTGCCTATCGCGCTTGGTGGTCAAAGAACAACACTTACAAATGGCTGACTATTCTTATCGAGCGCCTCGGTGTTCCTCCCATCTTTGCTTTATATGATGGGGGCAAGTTTACCGCCACCACTATAGATCAGTTGAAGACAGCGCTGAAAACTTTGCAGGCTAATTCCGTCGGAGTTATTCCTAACATGGGTAAAGACTCTTTGAATTTCTGGACACCACAGCTAGCCAAGAATTCTACTGACGTCTTTATTCCCGCTATTGAAATGTACAATAAAGATATTTCCAGGGCTTTGTTGATGCCTGGTCAAATTGGTATGTCACCCGATACCAACGTAGGAAGTTTCGCCAAAGCCAAAGTTCACTTCGATGTCTTCATGATGGTAGTTGAAAAGCTACGCAACAATGATATAGAAGAGCGGGTGATGAATGAACAAATTATTAAGCAACTTGTGGATCTTAACTTCCCTGGTGTTACGGAGTATCCTAAGTTCAAGTTTCTACCACTGGGCGATGACATCACCTCGGGCATTTTAGAATCATGGGTCAAGTTAGTCAATGGCGGTGTGGTATCTAAACAGCCAGAGGACGAGGGACATATTCGCTCTGCTTTGAAGATGCCAGAAATTACTGATGAAAGTATTCTTCCCGAGAAAGCTCCTGTTCCTGGTATGCCCCAACCAACAGATCCAAATGCTCCTCCGGTTGATTCAAATCAGCCCCCGGCTCAGTTTGCTTTATTGTCTCGAAAGAAAGATTCCTTTGAAAAGAAAGTAGATTTCGCTGTCATTGATAAAACTCTAACCAATATGGAAGAACTAGCTAAGAATCGTATAGTCGAGGAGTTAAAGATAACGCGCGATAAATTTATAAAGAAAGTAGATAAGAAATTTAATAACAACACAGTCTTCATTCAGAATATCAGTCTTAGCTTTGGAACCATAACTGAAGTATTCAAGGAGTTATTCCGAAACGCTATGGTATTCGGTAGACAGGAAATACAAAAAGAAATTCCGAAGAAATTTGCTGTTATTAACAAGTCCCCGTTATTTATTCCGTCCGCTGCTATTCAGTTTCTGATACAGAAGGGAGTTACGGTATCTGGAATATTGAAAGCCGATCTTGAGAAACAAGTCACTATCATTTTGACCAATGCTATCCAGCAGGGGTGGACACAAAAGGAAATTTCAGCACGTATCACAGATGCCTTCCTACCCTTTGTCGGGGATCCGAAAGTGATTGGTGATTCTGGAGTATTGTCTCCTCATAGAATAGAAAACATTATTCGCACCAATACTACGGACGCATTTAATAACGGGCGTCTATTGGAAATGAGGAATAATCCGGACTTTGTTCAGGGGGTTGAGTACAGTGCTATTCTGGATGACAGGACTAGTCCAGTATGTAATTTTCTTGATGGCAAGAAGTTCAAACTTGATGACCCGAGACTTAACACGCTTTCCCCTCCAAACCATCATAACTGCCGGTCAGTCTTGGTGCCGATTACGATAGATGAGACAGTATTAGCAAAAGACTTTATAAAACCTAGCCAAGTAGGCAAGGCTGAAGAATTAGCAACTAAGGGGTTCGTGTGATGAGTACCGATTTTTTTAATGAGGAGTTTGACGGTATACAAAGATCGCTCAACCATTATGCTGAGAGCTATCAGAAAAAGCTGGTGTCTATTTCGAACAAATCACCGCTGCCTGCCAAATCGAAAGTTTTGGAGCGCGCAGTGAAAAGAGAATGCCTAAAAATGAGGGTCGGTATATGAATCGTGCAGGAATACAAATGACTTTTCATAAAGCTATGGATTGGATCGTGGAAGGAATACGAAAGATAGGCGGGGGCAGGGGTAAAAAGATAGGAGGAATTTCTTGGATCGATGGCAAGGAGAAAGACTATGCGTATTGGATTGGCCACTTACTGGTGGTCGGATTGTTAGTTTGGTTCGTAGTACGAACTTTAATATAGGAGGATAAGATGCCAGATCCGACATTCAACTTGTCAGGCATTGAGATTATGCGTACTGGTAAGGCTAATGGAACTGAAATCACTGCCCAAGATCTTGCCGATATGGCCAACGCTTTCAGTGAGCTTGATTACAAGCCTCCCCTGAAATCCGGCCATAGTAAGGACAAGCCGGGTATGCCTGCTCTTGGGTGGATAGACAACCTAGTTGCAAAGGGCAAATCTCTATTTGCTGACTTTTCTCATATGCCCAAGCAGGTGTATGATGCAATTCGTAGTCGCAGTTACGATACGGTATCCGCTGAAGTGTTCTATAACTTAGAGCGTGGCGGTAAGACTTATCGTAGAGCACTGAAAGCCCTGTCCCTATTGGGGGCAGATATACCGGCGATTGCTGGATTAAAACCGCTCCATGAGATGTTCGACGCTGAACATGATAAATATGAGCACTTTGAATTTTCGTTAACGATTGATAAGGAGGATAACCAAATGCCTGATCCTGTAAAGAAGAAGGGTAGTGATGACACCCTGGAGGCTTTGAAGGCGGAAGTAAAAACTCTGTCTGAAAAGCTCACCGCCAAGACCCTGGAGAACGATGCTCTTCAGAAAGAGAAGGACGATGCCCAGAATGCCCTGGAAAAGAAATTGGTGCTGCTGGAGCTGGACAATCGCGCCACCAAAATCAAGGCCAAGGTCGCAGAGCTCAAAATCCCTGCCCTGCGTGAGCATGTTTCTGTGTTCTATGACCTGGCCATGCAGTCTGAAAAGACTGTGAAGTTTGCCCTGGGGGATGGTAAAACTGAAGAGTTGACCGGTGAAGCTGTGGTGGATAAGATGGTTGCGGATTTGAACCAAGCAGCAGCCAAGCTGTTTGCTGAACAGTCCACCACCGATGGTGATCATAGGGAATCTGGTTCGTATGATAACGTTGGCGATGAAGTTGATGCCAAGGTTATGGAATACTGCCAGAAGAATTCCAAGGATTACACCAAGGACTACCGCGAAGCGCTCACTGCAGTTTTGTCCTCGGATGCTGATCTGAAAACTCGGTACGCAACCGACCAAGCCGCATAAGGAGGAATTGAAAAATGAGTGATTCTGAACTCACTGCGAAAGCAGATGTCGATCTCAGTGCTGCGCAATACCACATCTTGCGTTTGACAGGAGATCATACCACCAATATTGCAAGCCTGAATACCGATATCGGTATTGCCGGGGTGCTGCAAAACAAGCCCACATCAGGGGATCATGCGACCCTCAAATATCTGGGCCGTGGAAAAATTGTAGCCGGGGCCGCCATCACGGTAAATGCCCTGCTTACTAGTAACGGTAGCGGTCGGGCTATCACCCAGACAGGCAGTCTTCAGTACGTCGTAGCGCGTGCTCTTCAAGCTGCTGGTGGAAATGGTGAAGTGATCGATTGCGTTTACTTGCCGCCCTTTCGGCTGTAACAGGAGGATAAAAAAATGCCAACACCAGTTCAAGGAAATGCGCACATTGATGTGCCCCTTTCTAATCTTGCCATCGCTGCATTCGCTGATCAGCAGGATTACGTCGCCCAGCGGCTGTTCCCTGTGGTCAATGTTGCCAAGGAGTCTGATCTATTCTATACGATCGACAAAAACGCCTGGCTTCGTAACCATAACACTCTGCGTTCCCGTAAGGCAGCGCCTAACCTGATCGAGTTTCAAGTCAGTTCCGACAATTACCACGCAAAGAACTATGCACTGCGTGAAGGGAATGCCTTGGAAGACTTGGCCAATGCTGATGCTGCACTTTCTCTTCGTGAAGGCAGTGTCGCTAACGTTAGTGAAGCTCTGCTTCGTGATCTGGAAGTCCGTGTTGCCAATCAAGTGACCAGTATCAGCAATGTGGGTTCCGGCGTTACATTGACAGGGGCCAATAAATGGTCTGCAGTCAATAGTTCCAATCCGATCTCGGATGTTACTACGGCGCATGCGTTTATTCGCAACAATACCGGACTGATTGCCAACACCGCACTGATGGATTTCGATACGCTTCAGATTCTACGCACCCATCCCGACATCCTGAACTTGTTTCAGTATACGGAAGGGGGCACTGTAACTGATCAACAGTTGCGTGAAGTGTTCGGCGTCCAAAACATCTTGGTCGGCAAGGCCGTTTATAACTCAGCCAATGAAGGAGCCACCCCTAGCATCGGTAACATCTGGGGCAATAACTTTCTGTTGGCCCGTGTTACCCCCGGCGTATCCCTGAAAACCAAGACTTTTGGTCTGGGAATTCGTTGGTCCCCGGCTGGCATTCAGCGCCCATTCCAGGTGACTCGTTATAATGACCCTGATCCGGGTAAGAAAGTTGAGTGGGTTGAGTCTGGGTATTACCAGGACGAGAAGATCGTGGCTCCCCAGCTTGCCTATCTTATTCACAATACCTTATAAGGAGGTGATCCATGGAACGCATATTCACAAAAAACGTCGGCAAGAATAAGCGTGGAACAGTTCGCCGTTATCCACGGTTGACCTGGGACGCTATTTCTAAATCCATGGGGATCCCGTTACATAAGTTCAGCATCCCTGTTGGGCGCGCTGGGGAACTTGTGGGTAAGCGATAATTGATCAGGGGGCAGTTCTTCTATGGGCTGTCC